GAATTTACAATTTCAAGATAGGTCATTCGCTTCCCCGCAAAACTTAACAGAGCCAGCTTTTGCCTATCCCCAATGGGAAGAAGCCATCGCCCCTATTATAAAGAAATTACTTTATTTTTGGCTACCATTTAACTTTGTTTGCCCAATACGCCGCACTCATCTTGCCCTTGTCAATATTCTTGGCATGCCGCGCTTTGAATGCTTCGTTGCGTTTTGTGCCGTCTGGGCTACCAGTAGCGCCTTGCTGGCCAAAACGGATCAGCTTGACTTCATCCCCATCCTTGGCTAGGACTACATGGGATTTGGTCGGATGGCTTGGAGTCGCTTTAGGCTTGTTATAGCCAGCAAATTCCTCTTTACCGCGCTTAATCATTTTTTAGGCTTTTTCGCTGTCTTAGCCGACTGTACAAAATCAGCTTTAGTTGGCGCGCCTTTACTGCCTACTTTGCGCATCTTCTCGCCCGATCCAGCTTTAATTCTGGCTTGCTTGGCGTTGATATTGGCATAGAGTCCGTTTTTCATTTCATTTTTCCCATCTTATTCTTAGCAGTGCGTTGGCCACGTTGTGGCATTTTGGCCTCGCTCATGGCAATCGCCACGGCTTGCTTGCGATTTGTCACTACAGGGCCACCTTTGCCAGAATGTAACGTACCGGCTTTATATTCGCCCATGACCTTGCCAACCTTTTTAGCTCCAGTTGCTTTTTTCATATTAACTCCGTAACAGTTACTGTAGAAGTGGTCACTGCGGCATCTTTAATAAAAGCAATCTTTTGCCCTGGCGTTACAGCAATAATTTCTGATCGATTATTGCCGATCAATGGGCTTGTTGTAGTTGAAGCAGTTGGATTAGCTCCAATCGCAAAATGACAGTGACCATTGGCGCAAGCAATGCGAATCAGTGTGGTGTTTGCGCCAAATGCAGTCATTTGTACGCTAGAAGTGGTGACAGTAGCAGCTTGGGTAGTTCCCATAGCTGGCACACCGAAAGCCACTTGATTAGGGTCTAACTGAAATGTTGACATATCTTAATCCTTAGTTATAGGGCCGCCGCCCTTCCACGCATCACAAGTGCGAGCTGCCGCACAAGTGAACTGGAACAAATCGCAGTAGCCTAGATCAGCCGCTGCTACAAATTCTTCGTCATACGACAATTCATCTTCGTTTTCGTCCTTCTCCAACCCGCCAACAATGCACTCCATCATCTTCGGCGTCTGAATAAACGCCGCACAATTGCCGCATCTCATACCTTTGACGGTATTGGTCGGCGCGTTGTACATCGTGGCTTTTCTTACCCAAAAAACTGTATTAGTTTCATCTGGGTTAGGTGGGCCATAACCATATTCTTTAAACGCATGATTACGGTTTTTGAGATTAACCGAAACGTCCTGCGTCGCAATCGGGCAGGTTTTGCCTGTTAATAGACCGGATTTCATCTGAAAAATACCCGATCCATAACAAATGCCGCCGCGCCGCTCATGGCTGACGCAATAGCCATACCAACCCAAAAACCGCCTTTAGACTTGTTGGCCATAGCTAATAACTTTTTAACGTCATCGCGCAATGCGCTAACTTCAACTTGAAGCACTTCAACTTGAGCTTCTAGCTTGCCAAATTCGCGCAAATCGATATCAGACATTATTTATCTTTCTCGGCCTCCCAGGCCGTTTTTGCGCCTCTGGTGGCTGCATAACTATTAAATGTTCGTCGTTATCGTCTAAAGTTTCGGACTCGTCGATACGCACATAACCGGCATGGCCTTTCATGCTATCTATATCGTGGGGCTGGTTAAACGTAACCATTTGACCACTTTGAAGGCATCTAAATGTAGCCATAACAACCTTTAAAAAATCAGGGGCCGAAGCCCCTGAGTCTTATGCTAATGAACGTGCTACAACGATACGCAATGTTGAAGATGCTAAGTCAGCGGTAGAGCCTGACTCATTTTGGATGCGGAATTTAACAGTATTGGCTGCGCTAACGTAGCCAGTAACAGTCAAACCAACCAAATCCACGCCCAATGATGCGCCAATGACCATATCACCCAAAGCAACGCCTGGGATGGTTACGTCATCAGTTTCGCCAGCGCCGTCAACCAATGAACCAGCGTCAAGTGTAGCTGTTACCAGCCACGTATCAGAAAACAGGCCACGGAATTGATCGTTGCCTGCGCGTACAGTTACTGCCGATGCTGTTGCCATAGTATTTCTCCTAATTAGGTTAAAAACCCCCGCCCGAAGACGGGGAGTTTAATTAGGCAGGTACGGCCAAGGCGAATGCCGAGGACGATAAGGCTCCACCAACGGTTGCAGCAGTACGCATTGCTTTAACACCATACAGAGTGTCAGCAGTAAACAGAGTGCCCAAATACTCTTGTTTGTACTGAGTCTGCGAGCGAACCGCAACTTGCTCAACCAGAACCATTGCATCCTTGTGACCCATCAAGCAGATACGGTCGGTGCCTGAAGTGCCAGCGCCAGTATCAGCGTTTGACGAAACAAACACAGGGATACCGTACAAGTTACCGATCTCGCCGTTGCGGATTGCATTGCCATCACCGACGAATGCTTGCTCGGTGTAGCGAGCCAGACCCATCAATGTGTTACGGCTTGATGGTGGGATCAGGAAGAAACGGCCATCCATTGGGGTGTCATTGTCGTCCAACCTTTGGATTGTGCGACGGATAGCTGCATCAGTCAGAGCGGCTGCATTAGACGATGTTGAGTTGTATGCAGTTGTACCGTTTGAGCCGATGAAGGCTTTGGTGGTTGTGTTGCTAGTTGCATAGTCGTCGGTGCCAACTGTTGCGCCGTTAAATGCACGACCCAATTGAACCAAGTTGGTATCTACTTGACGCGCTAGTGCATAGCCAGCATCGGCAGTGTAAAACTGACGCATTGAGTTCAGAGCTTGAATTTCAGCGATGTCCTCAATCAAACGGCTGTACTCATAATGCTTGTCGATAGTCACTTGCACTTCAGTGTTGCTAGCAGCAATCAATGTCACTGCATCGGTTGCTACTTTTAACGATGCCGAACCGCGTGTTGGTGCTGGGATGTGAATCACATCGCCTTTTTTGCCACGGAAGTTCATCTTCATGACCAGATTGGCCAGAACAAGATTCTTTTTGTAGGACGCAACAATTTCATCACTCCAAATCTCTGGAACGAAGGTACCGGCGCTCGATACGGTTACGCTATTGGTTGGGGAAAATGCTGTATTTGCCATTTTATTACTCCTAGATCAAAAGTTTTATTTAACCCGACCCTCTTGATACGCCGCCATAATCTCATCAGACAATGCGTCATATCGGGCTGGATCGTTCATTTTTAGCCGAATTAGGTCAGCACGTCGGTAAACTCTTTTTGAACTCTCACCGCTTCCACCACTATCAACTTGCACAGATTTCATTGTTTGCTGGCGAGCCGTTGATGCTTGTTGGTTCGCTTGCTTCGTCTGAATACCACGCAACTCTTTATAGGTGGACAGCAATTCGTTAGCCGAATCAAAATCAAACTCTGCATCAGCGCGCTTGAATAAATCCAAGCGGATATTTGATGATTTAACCCAATTAACAAACCCATCATCTCGAACAACTTGCTCGAAATCAGGGTGTGCTTGAGCTAACTTTTGCTGAGTTTGTAACGCTCTTAACTCCATTGCAGCCTTGCGAGCCTCAATGATGTCAGGGTGCTTATCAATCGTATTACGAACTGCCTTTTGTGGGTCTTCGTAGAAGTCCACTTCCGGCTCTTCCTCTGCAATAGGTTGCTGCCTAGAATTGAGGTTTTGCTTAATCAGTTCATCAGCCAGTTTCCGCACTTCGCCGACTTCTTGCGCTTGGCGTCCAATGACTTTTTCCGCTTCTTGGTGCATCTTCATAACGTCTTCAAGAGACTTATTCCGATACCTTTCAGGAAGGTCTGGTTTGTCATTACCAATCGTAGAATCTAGCTTGGCTTCCTCTGTCTCTAACTCAGAAGGCAACTCATTTTCTGGATCAACTAACATATTAGGTTTCCTTTTCCTGCCATCTTTTGGTTCCCAGGATAATAATAAACAGGCCAGAATCTGGTTATCTGTTCGCTTTTTGCTCCGCAGCGAGTTTTTCTCGATGCCTACGGTCAAATTGGGCTGCGGCGGTCGGGAATGCTCCTGACCAACCCTCCAATAAAAACGCTGGAGCGGATATTACACGGTGGGCGTTACCACCGCACTCGCATTGAACTTGAACCAGCTCATAACTAATCAACTTTTCAATACGATGCCCATTTTCACAGGCAAATTCATACATTCGGCGCATTTAAATCCTCGTAAGCGTCTGAGCTGACTTGTCGCAAGTTTTTCAGCCATAGCAAGATAGAAAGCTCGCCCTTCTTGAATTGTAAACTTTTTTCGTCTTCAACAGCAGAAAGATTATTCAATGCGTTTACCATTTCGTCAACGTCTTCCATCAAGTCACCCCAGCCCGAGGTGGCCATCATAGAGAATCTATCTTCGTAATATTTTTGCAGCTCAGGATTCATTCAAGACCCATGCTGTTGTGGCTTCGTCCCAACTATACATTCCACCATCGGTAGGCATTGCTACTGGTGGTTCCCAATTAATATTGGTGTTTAATGTCCAGCTTGGAAATGGTTGCGGTGGTACAAATACATCTATATCTGAACGATAGGTATAACCAATTCCGGCATAGTTCCCACGAAACGGAATGCCACCATTTTTATGAATATTATTTGCTGTATTGTAGCTAGTACGTTTGCATACTTGACCATGAAAGTTACCATACCAAACTTCCCAATCAATGCCGTCATCACCTTCATTTCTGCCTGTAATGACCTGAGTAACAATATTGTTTTCGTCAAGAAATGCGTAGTGAGCCATTTTATTCTTCCCTCAAATTTAATCCAGTAAGGCTTTCATCTGAGCCTATATGACCTTTAACAAACGTATTAAACGCAATGCTAATCCTTGTGTTGTCATCTTCCTTAGTCTGTACCATATGCGTTAAATGCGATGGAAATAAAATCAAATCACCTGATCCAACTTCAAACCACCAACTTTCGCTGTTATAAGGATTAAACTCAGCAGCAGGTATTTTTATACGTTCGTATCCATCTTTGTAAAAATAAATCTTATCTACAGAACGATTAGCTTGCGGATAAAACACACCAGACACTACGCTATTTGGATGCGAATGTTTATGGTGAAATTGTCCTTGCTCAGTATAGTTAGCCCAACTCTGCGTTAAATATAAACTTACATCAAACTTTGGAGCGTGTATTGCTTTGAAGTATTCCATCATTGAATCTTCAATAAAGTTGCGTAGCTCAGTTAATTCCTTACTCTTTAAAATCTTACGATCCTTGCTAGTGGTATTCCCATCGTTAGCGTAATGTTCCTGATTTTTAATAAAATCTAATTCCAATTTATTTAGATCACGACCTAAACTAAAAAATGCTACAGGAGTAGGAAATAAATTATTTATATTCACAAATCACCATGAAATAGGCCCTGAACCACTAGTAAATCTGTAAATTTTATTTCCACCAGAAAGAGTAGGAACTTTATTTCCAGCACTTCCGTTACAAGTTAACGCAGCATCAACAGAAGCTAAATCAGCAAATGTATCTGGATAAGAAATAATCACAACGCCGGAACCGCCAGCCGCACCAGCAACAGTTGGAGCAGAATCTTTGGAGCTACCACCACCGCCAGAGCCAGTATTAATTGCTCCTGCTGTTGGAGAGCTGCCAACTTTTGTGCCGCCATCACCACCAATGGAAGAACCGCCTGGGCCAATTGCGGGTGAATTTCCTTGACCTGCCCCGCCGCCTCCAGCGTAGGACACGGTGCTTCCACTTATACCGCTTGGGGAAGCTGAACCGCCGGCACCAGCCGCACTAGGGTCTGGGGAGCCACCTGCCCCACCCGCACCGCCGCCCCCGCCTCCAGCCGTACTATTGCCATTTCCACCAGTATTGCCTTGACTTGGTGTTGTTGCGGGGCTATTACCAGCACCGCCGGTAACTCCTGGCGGGTTGCCATTGCCGCCGCCGCCGCCGCCGCCTCCCGAACCACCGGCAGCCCCGCCTACGCCAGTATCTTGCCCAGCCGACCCGCCGCCACCACCGTTTGCAATAATTGAACCAAATACAGAATTACCCCCGCTACTTCCGCGAACGCCAAATGTTCCCGCAGGGCCAGAAACCGCAGTCCCACCCGAACCAGAAGCACCAACAGTTACTGTGTAATTAGTTGATGCAGAAACACTTAAAGTTGATTCTAAATAACCGCCAGCACCACCGCCAGCACCAAATCCAGCGCCAACACCTGCCGAACCACCACCCGCACCACCCGCCACAACAAGATAACTTACGCTAGTTGGCGCGGCAGCAACAGCAAGACCGCCAGCAACAAACATATTCATAATGCCACTCATGACACGTTCCCTACTACGACACAAACTGTACCGCTAATAAACAGAACCGTAGCAACACCTCTAGTCGCTAATGTCATTGTTGATTTATCTGTATCCGTACCAGCAATGTAAGCTGTAGTAATTGAACAGGTAATCGTAATGTTGCCACTCGTATTGTTGAAGATAGAGATAGCGTCACCTTCGGCAAACGTAGCATCAGGGATCGTTATAGAGCCGCTTGTACCTACTTGTACATACTTGCCTACATCACCAACAGCAAGTGAGTAAGAACTAGTTTTAGTTCCGACAGCAGGTAAATCGCGATAACCAATAGGGTTAGTGCCATCAACCGTACAGTTCGTTAGAGTTCCTGAGCTTGGTGTACCTAATGCACCACTCGGTGCAACGAAATCTGTACCAGCCGTAGCGGCAGACGCCACACCTGATGTAGCCTTAACCAAACCAGTTAGCGACGCACGTTTGATTAGTTTACCGGTCGTGCTGTTAAAGAGCGCTAGCTCGGAATCGACCGACGATGCTGGGCCAACTACGTCGCCAGAACCGGTAGAGGCAAAGGATAAAACGCCAGCTCCATCCGTAACTAGAGCTTGATTGGCTGTTCCATCTGCAATCGGAAGCGCAAGAGAAAAACTACTGTTAGTGTTTCCAGATTGCAGAGTGGTGGTTCCTGTTCCGCTCGCATTTCCTTGAATTTTTAAATTACTCATGTTGATTCCTTAATTAAGAACTAACCATTTTTGACCAGTACCCACCGTTACCGCTATCCCAGTATTTACAGTAACAGGGCCAACTGATAGGCCGTTTTTGGCCGATGATATAGTGTAATTGGAGGCGATTATCTGATCGTTTTCCAAAATATTAGAAGAACCACCACCTGATGCCGCAATTGTAATAGCTCCGGCAGCATTTGTAATCGATATGTTTGTGCCAGCCGTTAGCGTTGCTTTGGTTAGTGTGTTGCCGGTGGAGTTACCAATTAACAGTTGGCCATCAGTAAAGCTAGTTTGACCTGTACCGCCATTAACCACTGGCAAAGTACCTGTCACACCGGTAGATAAAGGCAAACCGGTTGCATTAGTTAATGTACCGCTGCTTGGTGTACCTAAAGCGCCGCCTGGCGCAACAAAATCAGTCCCTGCCGTTGCAGCACTTGCTACACCAGACGTTGCTTTAACAAGACCGGTTAGCGTTGCACGTTTAATTAGTTTGCCAGTAGTGCTATTAAACAGTACAAGCTCAGAATCAACTGAAGATGCTGGGCCAACCACATCACCTGAACCAGCAGGAGTACCCCACGACGCATCGGTGCCGTCGGTGGTTAAGAACTTGCCGCTGTTGCCTGTTTGGTCTGGCAGACTTGCCCCACCACTACCACCACCTGACGCACCTTGGTTGATGATGACTTTTAGACGATCGGTAATGTCCGGCGGTAGTATTTCACCGGCATTGATCTCACGACCATTGGATAATGTGATTACTAGGCTGTTGTCAAAGTCCAGACGTATATCAGCGATCGATATACCGTCAGCACCGTCCAAACCATTGATACCATCCACACCATCGCGGCCATCACGACCAGCTAAACCGTCTTTGCCATTCTTACCGTCACGACCGTTAACCCCATCACGTCCGTCAATACCATCGCGACCGTCCTGAATGCTGGCAATGCGGGACTCAAGCATTGAATAAACGCTGTCGTACTTGCCTTCCAAGTCGCCCTTCATCTTCTGAAGTGCTTGAATGACCGCTTGAGCGTTTTCTGCGGCTTTTTTCTTCTGCATCGCCCGAGCTTCTGACACCGTATTGTTTACAGAGTCAAAAAGACTGTCGGGAACCTGATCTACGTCGAATAGCTTGTCAATATCCATTATTGCATTCCCTTTTGCAGTTCTTCAAGGAAGTCATTTTCAGCATTGACGACATTATCCTTGGCTTTTGACATTTGTAGCTCGACAATCTTGGACTTATTCTTGATGTCAGCTTCTTTCAACATCAATTCAGCGACCTTGACGCGCTTATCAAACTCTCTGGAGGCCATGTCAGCCTGATTAGGTAGGTTAGCCGTCAATCCTTGTTGAATTTTGGCTTGAACTTCCAAAGGTTTTAGCTTGGTGTCGATCATTATCTTGGTTGCTTCAGCACGATTCTGCTCGGCTTGGGTCGTATTGACTGCAATCTGAGCTTGTGCTGCTTGCAAGGCCAACTGTTCCTGAACCAGTTGCTTTTCTTGTGCTGCTGGATCAACTTGACCCATTGAATCCAAGCGAGCCATCAGTTCAGCACGGTTAGAAAGCGAGCTATTTGCGACAATTCCCTTAAGAATGATAGGCAAAACAGGCGTATCAGGGCCAAGAGTCTGCAACAAACTGATAAATTGAGCCTGTTCGTACTCACGCGCAATAATGCCCAACGTAGCGGTCGGAATGAAGACCATATCAACAGAAGGATAGCGCTCTGGATCAAATTGCATAAAGCGGTACGCTGCTTTATTGATGAACGGAATCAAAAAGTCTTCTTGAAAGTTCACCAACGTGCGTTTGTACTTCTTGATGATCGAGGCCACCGCCATCGACATACCGGTTCCCGCCGCATCGCGTCCAACCGCTGAGACCATACCGTTAGAGTCTAGTGTGCCGGTCGCTTGTAAGAGCATTTGCTGGAATTTCTCGGCTGTTGTGATGCTTGAGCCGTCTGTCTGGCCAAACTTGAACGGATACAAAATCTCATTCGGGTTGCCGTTGGTGTAGATTGCTTTGCCTGGCATAATTGTCAGCTTCGCACCCCTCGGCAAGCGGGTGGCATCCACGGCCATCATCGGTGAGGCTGTTAGCGCCAGTGAGTCCAAGTGAGTGCGCACTTGCGCATCAATGGACTTCTGCATGTTATAGGCTTTTTCGATCGTTCCACGGCCAGGCAATCGGTTTGGCACCGTATCAGCTTGATAGGTCAATACTGGCCTATCCTTCATCATGTACGGACTCTCTTCAGCCTTCAGTAGCATGCCGTCGTTCGCAATCACAATGATCGCCTCGACCATATCTTGATAGTCTTCAGCCGCCGAATCATCGGGGAACAGCTCGACGATGTCTTCGTCTTCAATCTTTTGCAGGTACTCGCGGGGGACTAAGCCGTAGTAAGTTAGCAGTAAGACTTTCTCATCCTGATACTGGCTAACTTCTTGGGTTGGCTCTAAGTCGGTATCTTCGTAGGTCGGGGTGATGTTGACCTTGCGGTATATACCGCGCTCAATACCACGCACCACCTTGTGGATAGAGACATACTTCTCAATGGCCACACCCATGCAATCCTCAACGGTCGTGCCGTTTGGATCCCATAGGAAATTCTTAGGGTTGATCGGCATCGGCTTAACCGACACGCGCATCTTCTCAACGGTTCCGATGGCGGCTTGTGATTCGCCAGGCATTGGCATGGTCGCAGGAACCAATTCCTTTTCCATTGACGTTGTGATCTCGGCGATACCGGTGCCGTAAATCTCAGCCAACAGAACCACTTGGTCAACGTGTTTCCTCAACTTGTCACGCTTAAAGTCTTCCATCATCTGGAGCTTTAAAAACTCGACATCCATTGGGTCGCCATTGACATCTTGAATATCGTCTTTGATGTCAAAGAATTCGCCCGAGCCAAAGATCGCTTCGATAATCTCAGCGTGTCGGGTTTCAACGGCTTGTTGGGTAGCGGGGGTTACGATGCGTGAGCGCTCTGACTCTCTTGTCTTATCTTCCGATGCCCATTGGCCACGGAAGATGCGCTCATACTCTTCCCAATCGGGTAGGAAGTTAATATCGCGATACGTTCTCCACCGATCGCAGTGGTCAACCACGAAACTGACTAGTTCCTTGTCATTCTCTGTGGGTTGATCGAATTCGTTTTGATCCATTTATACACCCGAAATAATGTCCACCGGTTCCCAATCGTCAGAATCATCCTCTTGCATATAGGATGTCACGGCTAATTGGTCTATATAGGACAAGGCGTCAGGCAAATCGTCGTGTACCCCTTGTGCAGGGAACATAAGAAGCTGATCTAGGAATACGTCCCAATCCTCGTCTGAATTAAGCACAATCCTGCCATGCTCAAAACGCCCTTGGAGGCTCCAGATAATCCGGTCAGCCTTTTTCCGGTTGCCGTGCGTTAGGTCAACTATGTGCGAATATACATTATTTTTTCGCATTAAGTCACTTAAATATGGCAAAACGGCGTTTTTTAACGCCCCCCGCTCAATTCCAATCGACAGCGGTCGGTAGTCGCGCATGGCCATCAGTATCTTGGCCGCCGTCTCCCGGATATCCCAGCGGCCATGTTCGATCTTCTTGATCCACCATTTGCCCTCGTCAGTCACTTTGACTACCGCAATGGCTGTCTCGTCTAACCGCTTCTTAGAATTGGCCGCTTGCTTGGCCACTTCTTCAAAACCCGCCAAGTCAACGGCAATGAAGTAGCTACCGTGCGACGGCTCTTCGCCGTACTTGATCCAATCCTCTTTGAATATGTCCGAGCCAGCGTTGGAGAACGACGCCATGTATTCCTGTTTAAAGGCAAACGAACTTAACGTCTTCTTGGCCGACTCAATTTCTTCTGGATCAATTAGCGGGTTGTCTTTGGTGGTGAAGTGCCAGCTCTTCCAATCGGGGTCGTAGTTCTTATCGTCTTTGTCAACGTCGCCCAAGTTGTACAAATCGTAAAACCAGTTCCTTCCTTTGGGCGTACCAATGAACATGGCGCGACCCTTCTTGTCGGACAAGGATGCGCGTACAACCTGCTCCCACGTTTCTGGCTTAATGTCGGCCACCTCATCCAGCACGGCGTAGGTCAACGACACACCACGCAACGTATCCGGTCGGTCGGCACCGCGAACATAAATGGCCGCACCGTTAATCAAGGTAATGTCCTGATTATTGATGTGGCTGTTGGCAATGACTTCACGCCCCAAGTCTAGCAACACGTTCCAGATAATCTGGCGTGCCTGACCATTGGTCGGAGCCACATACAGCACCGCCGAGCCAGCGGGGCAACGTAACCCCTCGATTAATAGCGTAGTGGCCGCTAACCTAGACTTACCGCAACGGCGACCAGCCGCCACCACTTTGAAGCGCGAGGTGTCGGTGAAGACTTCTTGCTGCCACGGCAGGAGTTGGAAATTAAGGTCGGCCATATAGGTCTATTTGCTCATAGTTAGGTTTGGCAACAAACATATCGTCTTGCTTTGTAGCCTGTTCAATCCGTTGGCAAGCAATGTCAAAGTATTTAGGATCACGCTCAATGCCAATAAACTTGCGCCCCATTTGGGTGGCAGCCACGCCGGTGGTGCCTGAACCCATGAAAGGGTCAAGGATAGTTTCAGGGTTACCAGCTTGGTCAACGCACCATTTCATTAGCGCTATTGGCTTTTGTGTCGGATGGCCATTTCGTTGTTCACCACCTTGACGCAACATTCCATTCCACATCCATTCAAATTTTCTAACAACTGATGCCGGAATGATAACGAAATGCACACCCCGCTATAGGTTTTCGCTAACGTAATGTTTGAATGTCGCGTAACCAGCGTTATGTAAAATGCGACTGATAGGTTTTTTCTATAAGTGAGTGCTTACTAACTTTTTTTGACAACTTTTTGATAGGGGGGGGGGTCAAAAAAATAAATAAAAGAGGCGGGGGGAGCATTCGGGGGGTAACCTCGAAAATTTCCTGTTCGTTCGCCATTGTTTTGCTTGTTTCCTACATCCAAACCAAATATTAAACAATCCCATCTCAAACACCCTCCAAAACGCACCAGAACGCTCTGTATTGAATCTTTATTCATCTTTGGTATACCGACATAGAAAATCTTCAAAATCAATTGTAGACCTATATCCATGACTCCAAAGCACTTGGTATATTTCTAACAAGTTTTTAAAACCTTTCGACATATCGCCGTTCCCCGCTGCGGCCAATATCTGCTTATCCACATCAGACAATTGTCGATTAAACCATTTGCTTTTTGTGCTTGACGGTCTACCGGCTGGCATTACTTCCTCGTTGACATATCTGGAGTAACCACGTTATGCCAACGCTTGTGACATGGCACACACAAATAACTTTTAGGCCATTTCTCTGCATCCTCAAACAAATACCTCGGTGCCCAATGATGTAACTCTGCTCCGTTCGTGCCACACACTTGGCACTCAATAACAATATTCTGTTTTTCGTAATACTCTTGCGTTCGCGTCTTTACCCGAACAAGTTCGCCTGTTGTTCGTTCCAGTTCGTTCGCCACTTCCTTTTTCACGTACACCGGATAAACAAAATTACAGTCCGAGCAATACCACGGATAAACAGTTGCACCCGACGAAATAACCGCTACACCGACTCTAATGTTCTCAGAATCGCAATGTTTACATTTTTTCATCATTTATCCCTATTTTGGTGCAAAACAACCCACATCAGAACGAACAAACAGAACAACCCTAAAGGGTTGTGTTCTGTTCTGTTCGCTTCATCTGTCTTTGTCGAACAGAACAAAAAACCTGTTTGTTCTGTTTTGTTCGCTTGTTCGGTGTAAGTTTGATAACGCTTATTCCCCACAAAAACACGCTACAGAATCATCGTCAGCATCAAACATATCGCGCTGGTCGGCTGAAAATTTGAGCATCGAGGCATACGATGGCCGATCATTCCTCCATGTTCCACCAATTTTATGTTCCATATCTGCCCACCAAATGGCTCGCTCTGGCTTGTCTGCGATCATACTCATGACCTGATTTTGACCTTTAAGGAAGCATAAATCGCAGTTTCCTAATGGGGTTATGCCATTACCAAACCTTAAACTAAGATCAAATGAACTGTTTTTCCAGAACTTTTGTACATCTTCTTGAGTTACACCAGCCTTAACCAATGGGATTAGCTTATCGGTCATCTTTGCAGCTCGGCGCTGTTCATCTGCCCTTATTCCTAAAGCAGTCTCGTATTCTGTTATACCTATCGATTTAAGATAAC